TCAAGTGTGAGAGCGAAGTCCGTTCTTGGACCGATGCTAATACTAGTCCGGGTGATAGCTGCCATACTATTATGTATGGCGGTTTTCTCCGTGTTGCTAGCATTATATGGACGAACATCTTGCGTAAGGCTCCATATGGAGACATACGTAGTGATATTCGACCTGCACATGGTCCAGGAGCCACAGGAGAGCGAGTACGAGGCAACGCCAAATACTTGTTCAAGAAGTGGCACGCTCGACTAGAGGAACACTTTCCTTATACTGAGTACGGAGTAGCATCCGTACGCAATCAGGATGATGTTTCCATCAGTCTAAAGTGTATGGACTTTGTCGAACCCGAGGACGAGCAACCTGTTAGGGTTGTATTCGTCCCTAAGACTCAGAAGACACCACGCGTCATCGCAATTGAACCTGTCTGCATGCAATACATGCAACAGGGAATAATGCGATGGCTCGTTCCGCAAATAGAGAGCGGACGGTACACTTCCGGTCATGTGAACTTCACATACCAGACTGTGAATCGAAAACTGGCGTTAGAAGCTTCAGTCAGTGGTAGCTATGCTACTCTTGACCTAAGCGAAGCTAGCGACAGGGTGTCTCTGAAGCACGTCAGGGATATGCTACGTAGTGTTCCGATGTTTTTGGAGCACGTCATAGCATGTCGATCTGTACGTGCTGAACTTCCTAATGGGATTGTAATCCCGTTAAGCAAGTTCGCGTCGATGGGTTCTGCGCTCTGCTTTCCTATGGAGGCTATGGTGTTTTACTGCGCCATCGTCGCCCATAGGATACTGAGTGCAAACGTGCCGATCACACCCAAGACTGTATATACATACAGTCGGGATGTTTTCGTTTACGGTGACGATCTCATTGTCCCCGCAGACGAGGCACCTGCGATTGGTCAGACACTTCAGGCCTTTGGGCTTAAAGTGAATGATAACAAGTCTTTCTGGACTGGTAAGTTCAGAGAGTCTTGTGGAATGGACGCATATGGTGGGTATGAGGTTACACCTACATACCTGGCACATGACGCACCAACCAATCGGCGCGATGCTAGTGCGATTGTCTCTTGGGTCGCCAAAGCCAACTTATTCTATAAGGCTGGCTATTGGAAAACTTCCCAAACAATGCGTGATCATATCGAGAAAATTCTCGGTAAGCTCCCGCATCTTGGTGAGACGTCGCAGGGGTTGTCTTGGTCTAGCTTCAGCAACTGGACCCAGAACACGCGTTGGAATAAGTCCCTAATGCGGTTTGAAACCCGCACTTGGGTACCTACGCCAATTCGGCGGCGTGACCATTTAGATGGTGACGCAGCACTCCTTAAGTGTTTTTCGGTCATCGGAGAACCGATGGACGAGAAGCACCTCGAGCAAAGCGTAGCTCGCGGTCAGCTCACACTAAAGAGCCGCTGGGTCCCGTCAATTTAAG